TTTTTTAAGTTTCGGGAATTTTTGGCCAGCTTTTCGCTTTGTGATCAAGGACATAACGGTGCGTAAGTCCAGGCCAAGTTCTTTAGCGCGCGAGAGCCAGCCCAGGAATTGACCGACCTCTGATCGGTCGATGTTGCCCTGGAGGATGGCGCGGTCCGCGGTAGCCTCTGCTGTGAGGCTGTCCATGCGGGTTTTGCCAAGAGTAGCCATCGCTGTAGCGATGCGGATTCGCTCTTGTTCGGTGAGATTGGTTTGGGTGGCGGTCCTTTCTAATGCCAAAGCTGAATTGGCGTATTGGGCCGCCTGAACGGCCTTTTCTGTGTTCTGTCTTTCCAAGGAAAGAGCGGAATTGCTTTCGGCTAAGTCGGTCGTCGCTTCGAGATTTGCTATCTCCGCTTTGGACCTTGTGAGGGCGACAGCCGATTGCACGGCCTTGGGGACGCCCTCCATTTCATTAACCATTGGGATGCCGGAGCCGGCAGGGGTGGATGCACCGCCTTTCTGATAAGCGAGGACCGGGTTCAAACCGGCTTTTTTCATGTCCGCCATAGACCGCTGATAGGCGGTGTTGGACATATCCTCTTGAAAGTCCATTTGGCGGGCAGAAACGGCTTCATTAGATTCGTTCCGTTTTCTGCCGCCGATGAAGTTGAGAGCGCCTAGCCCTAGAGCGAGAAGCGACATCAGAAATGATCGATCAGGCCGGGCACCGAGTAGATGGGCATGGGGCGGGCGCATTTGAGTTTCATGTAACTATCAAAAATTACATGAGGCGAGGATGGGACCGCTATAACGCGGTCGACTGGTGGGTTTTCCTCGATAAACGAGGAATTGAGAGCGGGAAGCGATGCGAAGTCTTGGGACAGATGCCAAGTGTCGAGAGACTGAGCAAAGTTGGACCGGAATTGGCCGGTGATGAGGGAAGGCTTATAGCGGTATTCCGCAAAGCGTTCCTGATACCCAAAGGCGTCGTCATCCACAGGAGTGCCGCCAGCGTTCAGAACGGCTGGGCCTTGGGCATAGATTTCCTTGTTGAGGACGGTTTGTTCGCCGATGTGGGCGAGGGCGGGCCAGTAGAAGTCCCAGCGTGTAGACCGAGAGAACATACGATTGAGGCCCTGTTGATAGGTGAGGTCAGCGCGAATCGAAGCTAGACCGATGATGAGGGAGTGTTCGACGAAGGACTTTTTAAAGCCGTTGTTGCGCATTCCCATTGTGCCGAAGGCAGCAAGGTTGCCTTGTGGGCTTGTGCCGTCCGTAGAAGACGTTTGAGGCACCGGAGAGACGTTGATAGGGGTAGACCCCCCGCCGAGGTACTCAGGGCGCTGTAGGCGCGCGTCAGGGCTTGTGACGCCAAAGTGAGATTTCAAGACCTCAATGTAGCGGGTGCCCCCGCGAGCGTCGCGTTCATAGAGTTTCTGGATTTGGAACGCTTGGCGCAGTTGGTTGATGGTTGCTGCTGTTGCGGCTGTCAGATCTGCGCGGATGTTGGGATAGCCGGAATTGTCGGGATCCTCCTCAAAGATGAAAGTGTCCGGACCGGGCGAGGCCGTGGAGCGGGTATTCGCGTAGACGGTGGTGCCGGGAGATTGTCCGGTTTCTCGGACGGTGACCGCACCGACACCAAACGTACCGGCGTTGTTAAAGCCCATGCCGGTTATTGGCGCCGACGTTCCGAGTGGAAGATCAACAGAGGGGCCTTTTTGAGGCCACGGCAGAGCAGAGGTAAAATAGTCGTGGCGTTTGCCACGGCGGAGGACAGTGTAGTCCGCTGGGTCGTCAGGACCATCGCCCAGATCGACGGTGACACGATCTTGGAGGTTTTCGTCACGGAACCATTCGTTCCAGATAAGGTTGTAGGCCCTGTGCCAAAGGGAAGAGTGCTCGAGAGCCTCAATTTCGGTGGGAATTCCGAAGTAGTCAGAGAGAGATTCGGCGGTGTAGCCGCCAGTAGGGGCGGCCATGGTGGGGACGAGGAAGTCAGTGCTATCGCCGGGATTGTCTTGAGCGCCGTTGAAGCGTTCCCAGTTTTCCCAAAGTAGTCGCATAGGAACGGCAAAGAAGTGGGTGTCCATGAACATGTTGTCCATGAATGGGTGGAGCGGGGTTGCGAGTCGTCCGAATGCATTCATTTTCCCGTTGAAGGTGTCGCCGGGGAGAGCCTCGTCTAAAAAGATCGGGACCAGTAGCCCGGCGTCGAAGGTCGTTTTGTGGCCGCAGGAACGGTCAAAGCTCGAGCGGGGAATATCCGCTCTTGGAACCTGCGAAAACGAGTGTTTCATGACAGATTTCATTCTGCTGCCTCCTGTTGCTCAGGTCCGGTAGTGACACGGGGGTCCATGGACGGTGGGATTGAAAGGCCGGTGAGGACAACGACAGGAGGGTCGCACGCTGTCAGCGTGCCGGTGTCGTCGTCAAAGTGTCCGACGTGGTGAAGGGTGAAGTCAGCCCGATAAGGGAAGCTGTCGCCCAGAGAGCCGATGAACATGCGCTTGGCTTGGTCACCAGTTTTGGCAGCGAAGATCGGCAGGAAATATTGCGCCGATCCATCGTGTATCGAGTAGAGGTTCATAGTGCACCTTTCTGCATTTTATCCCGGGTAATTTTGTCCCGGGCTTTAAAGCGATTGTAGCCACCAGAGACGTCGTCAGGGTCTCGGTTGACTGGGTGATAGCGTTCGAAGTTTTTCACGGCGCGGTCGATTCGGACCGAACGCCAGAGTTGCGGATCGATATGCTCGAACGCTTTGTCGTATGCGCGTGGGGGTTTCATAGCCCGGTCGCGTAGGATGATTTCGTCTTTCGAATAGCTGTCCTTTCCGTATTTTTGGAGCCAAGGGAGGCCGATGCCGGGGCGTCGAGACATTCCGTTAAACTCAGGGAGCCGGTCGAAGATTTCGCCGGTGTCCGGATCGATGGTTCGGTAGTGTTCGTGAGCGGCGTCGCCGGTGACTTTCTTGGTCACGTAGCGGGCGCAGTAGGCGGCGGTTTCGAAATTGAGTTCGCCGAAGGTTGCGTGTCCCATGCCCCAGCGTTCGCGGAGGGACGGGGACGTGTAAAGAGGGATTTCGTTTTTCATGGAGAAGAGTTCTGGGTCTGGTGGGCGGTAGCCAAACAGACAGGCATGATAGTGAGGACGGAGGGTTTCGTCGCCATATTCGCCGCAGTAGAAGACTCGGACCGGGCCGACTTTGCGGCGAAGGCGTTTCATGAAGTCTACGAAGTGTTTGCGGACGAGTGTTCCACCGTCGGGGAGGTGGTCGTCGTTATAGGTAAGTGTGATGAAGGAATTGTCTTCGTGGAGTTGCTTTTCGTGGACGCAGCGGATCGCCCATTGGCGGGACCGCTCGAGGCGGCAACCGATGCATTGGCCACAGGGTACTTGGAGAGGCCGGTCGGGCCAGCCCTCCCGGCGGCTGGTCGTAAAGCCACCACCCTGTTTGGAGTAGCCTTGGATGGGTGAGTAGCACGGCACTTCCATTAAAGCCGGATGCCACCGCGCATCGCACCTACGGAATAGTTGCGGCGTTTGACGCGGGCACCGGAGCGAAAGTTGCGCTTGGATTTTTTGCGGGTCATGCGTGAGCGTTTTTTCATGGTTTGGTTTCCCTTTCAGGGGTTGGATTTGGACTGAACGGTGTCAGTCAGCACAGTTACATCAAGAGGAGAACTGTGCAAGTGGGGGAGCAGGGGGGCCGTTTTAACGGCCGCGATCGCATACGCGATCTTTCTGCTCGATAGGTTTCAAGGCCGTATTCCACCTGTTCAATAACTAGGTTTTGTCGTCGCTGGGTGGGGTCTCATCAGGTATTTCAGGGTTGGGAGCGGGTTTCGCGTTTTTGGGTTTTGGATTTGTGGTTTTCGCGGGTTGGTCCACAACCTCTAATTGATTTGCGAGACCCAGTTTTACCAGCTCGTCGTGGTTGTCGTCGTCTGAGACGAAGTCGAGGAATAGGCCGGGATCGTTTCCGAATTTTTTGAGGATTTGAGCGGGGAGAGAGCCGAACATCTGTTCGGCCTCGATGACCGCATTGATGGACTCGTGATAGTCCATAGGAACATCGGTGAAGTCGCCATATTGGCCTTGGAAGTTTTGGGCGTGAGTTAGAACGCCAGTTTTCTGCCATTTGAGCATGATGCGGTTTATGTCGCATTCATCCTTGGCAGATTGGTGGGTGAGGCTTTCGCCTCGAGGGTAGAATTTAACGCGGTTGCGTTCGTTGGTTCTGAATGGGGTGGTCATTTGTTTCTCCATTTATTCGATGACGTCGTAATCATCGCGTTGGTTGCGGGATGAATTGTTGCGGTTGTTCTATAGTTGTCATAAGACAGCGTTATTTTTCCGCATGAATCCCACATATTTGATAAGGTCCAGAGCGTCC